ACTCCAATAGTCCAGGGTACTAGAGAAGCTTTGGTAGCATGGATTTATTTAAGAAAGTAGTGTACATCTACTATAAAATATGATACAATATAACTTACATAATGAAAAAAGTGGATAATTCAGTAATACAAAATAATATAAGGAAAATACAATGTCATTTGAAAATTTAAAAAGTAATAATGACCAAATCCAAAAGTTGCTCAGTGCAGCTAATGAACTTGGAGGAGGTAAAGGCGAAAAGAAAGATTATAACGATGATCGTTTCTGGAAGCCAACAGTCGATAAAGCAGGGAACGGATATGCTGTTCTGCGATTCCTACCTGCTGGACAAGGTAACGAACTACCATGGGTAAGATACTGGGATCACGGATTTAAAGGTCCAACCGGTATGTGGTATATCGAAAAATCTCTTACATCAATCGGTCAGCAAGATCCAGTATCTGAACTTAATACTAAGCTTTGGAACAGTGGTCGTGAGGAAGATAAACAAATAGTTAGAGAACGTAAAAGAAGATTACACTATGTATCTAACGTGTATGTTATTTCTGACCCATCAGCTCCTCAGAACGAAGGTAAGGTGTTTATATACACCTATGGTAAAAAAATCTTTGATAAGATTATGGACCTAATGCAACCTCAGTTCCCAGACGAGCAACCAGTTAACCCATTTGATTTCTGGGGTGGTGCTGATTTTCAACTTAAGATTCGTCAGGTCGAAGGTTATCGTAACTACGATAAGTCAGAGTTTAAATCTCCTACTGCACTGTTTAACAGCGATGAGACTCAACTTGAAGCTACGTACAACACGATGTATGATCTTAGAGAATTTACAGATGCTAAAAACTATAAGACTTACGAAGAACTTAAGACTAAACTAGCCAATGTACTAGGTGAAGCACTACCGCAAACTGTACAACAAACAGTATCGCTTGATGAGACAGCTCCAGCTCCTCAACCGAAAGCAGTTGAAGCTCAGGATAATGATGACGACGATACAATGAGCTATTTTGCTAAATTAGCTGCTGAAGAGTAATGACCCATAGAAATCCCAACGTCAAACAGGTATTAGTTTATATGCCTAAGGATACTATCCTTCAAATGGACGCTGTGGCACAATGGAAAGGTCTAAGCAGGTCTGCACTTGTTAACTTAATCTGTAAGAACTACGTTCATGAAGAACTAAAGACAGTAGAAGAAAATGGAAAGTTCACACACTTACTGAGAAAATTACAAATACAAAAGGTAGAGACCCGCGGGAGCAAACCCAAAAATCGGCCAAGGATAACTTCATTGCCTGGTAAAACAGAAGTGAAAAAGGAGGAGAAAAAAGAACCTCCAAAGTTACCTGACTGGCGAGATAATATAGGGTTATAAATTACGGGAGGCTTCGGCCTCCCTTTTTTTATTCAGGCACTGCTCTATAAGTCTGATCTTCAACACTAATTCCATTATTAATCATCATAGCAGTATTTTGAACTTCATTAATTACGCTATTTACATTACTTGACATATCTGTTATACCTGCTCCAAAGACATCAGATACAATTTCACCTTCAGCTAATCCGCCTCTTTGAATTACACCAAGCAGAGCAGATCTTTGATTCATTCTTAATTCTTGATCTGCAGCTGAAGTAATCATTCGACCACGTCCGTTACGAGTTTGATGTAATGCTCTTAACTGACCAGTTTCTGGATCAATAACCATTCCTTCAGGAAGTAATTGATTTAATGTAGTTGTATCTATATTAGAATCAGAATACATTCGTTGCAACTCTTGATCATATTCTTGTCTTGCTGCAGCACTTTCTCTTTGTTGTTCATCAGTTGCAACTACTTGTCGTAATCGTTCTAATTCAGCAGCAATTGCTTCCTCGCCAACAATGCCACGCTCTCTAAATTCACTTTCTACTGACTGACGTCCACGTGGGCCAGTTCCATACCTATTTAATGTTGTTTGTGCGTCATATGCTTCCGGACTCATATCAGACAGGCCAAGCCAATCTTCTGCAAAGTTTTTGAAAGCAACTACGCCAGCTACTAGTCCTAAAATACCTAATACATAAGGATTGGTCAAAAGAAGTCTAGATGCACTTACTAGTGCACCAGCTATATCTACTAAACCCCCTCTTCCAAGTAACAATGATAATGCACCTGCAATACCTACATACCATAATTTATCTGGATTCTCTTTAAAGAAGTCTATAATTGGACCAAAGATAGCCATAAATCCTTCACGATATGGTTCAATATATGGAGCTAAATTCTCATCATACCATGTTTTTAACCATTCCCAGCCTTCAATAAATTTTTGTCTAACATAACTTATTGCATCGTTTAAAGCTCTCATCACTTCAGTTTTAAATCCCTCAAATGCAGCTTTAATCTCATCAGAATTAGCTACTGCAGTAATGATTGTAGCTATTGCTCCTGCTAATATGAGAGCAGGGTTTCCTGTGGCCAAGCCTGCAGCTAGTGCTGCTGGTCCTGCAGCTGGTGATAATAACGGAAGAAGTAATCCTCCTAAGATACCAGTTAAAGCACTGCCCATTGTTTTAGGCATTACTTTTGTAATTGATTCTTTTATAGAGCTCATAGTTCTAGCAAAACCAGACATCATTCGTTTAAATAAATTTTGCTGCTCTTCTTTATCCTCTTTGTCTTTTTGTTCTTTTCTTTGTATAGCTGCTTTATCATCATCGTCATCTTCTTGTGCTGTTATTATTGCAGCTATTGAATTTACAGCAATTCCAAGCATACTAATTGAGGAATAAATTTGAGTTAATGTGTTACCCATTGCAGTAAGTGCTGCAGTGTTAGCTTGAAGTGCACCAGACGTAGCTTCAGATTGCTCATCTCCAGCTATTTGATTTTGTCTAAGTTGTTCAATAACGTTTGCTAAATTGGCCATTATCTCCTCACATTGGCTTGACGTTGTTTGGCTTTATCGTTTTCTTCTCTTATGTACTCAGATAGTAAACTTATATAAAGTTCTCTTTCCCATGGTACCATATTTTCTATTTCAGTTAAACTATATTTATGATGCTGCATTAGCGAAAAATTAGTTTTAAAATAATTCACAAGATTATCATGCGAAAGAGCTAGGTAAAAAAACTTTGTAGGCCCTCCACAGTTACTATATTATCTGCCTCACATTTAGTACATTTAAACTCAATATCATGAGACAGTTTTGGTATTCCTTGTAAAAAATCAGATAACAATCTAAATTGATCTCCAGTTAAACTCTCTAAAAAATCCATTTTATCTTCTTTGCTTTCGTCTGCAAAGGCTATCCTTTCTTCTTCTGTTAATACTGCATCAATACATTTTGTAAGAACTTCAAACATAGATTCAGTATTGGTTGATTCAATTCCCTTTAAATCATCTAATGATGGGAATTTCATTTCAAGTGAAATAGCGTTAGTTAATTTAATAACTTTGTCTACTTCTTTTGACTTGAGTCCAATATCATCTATAATAACTGTTTGGTCGTTACCATGCTCACATTCTTTACATTTTACAGCTATATTAATTGTTTCACCAACTGATTTAGATCTTATCCTAAGTAATAAGTATTCTATATCGTAAGAAGTAAGTTTACTTCTGTCAATTGGATTATCTAAACAAGAGTTAATTGTATCAATTACAGCATTGAGTCCGACTATTTCGTCTCCAGTCTCAAATGCCATCATTAATGCTTTTTCTTCTTTTACTAGATACGGTCTGTATCTTACTTTTTGTCCTGTTGATGGGACTGTCACTTCATATTTTGGAAGTTCATTTACTCTAGGTAATGCCATAATATATTATTCTCCTATTGAAATAATTGTAAAACTGTGTTGATAGCAGATGCATTAAGTGCTCCTTTGATCTGCTGTCGTAAATCTTGTCTGTTGCTGAATCTTCGTTTCCAGTCTTTGTATGCAAAATTAACTGTTATCTCTACTAATGCATCTCCTTGTGTGTCTCCATATTCTATTGCTTGTATTGCAACTGGGTATGCATTTTCAAGTAAGCATGTATAAACAATTGCTTCTCCTCCAGCTAAAACCGTTGTTAATCCACCTTGGTCTAATCCGCCATAAGATAGTTTTAATAACTTATCGTAATCTGCAGATGGGCTATTTGTTATAGCTTGTATGACAACGTTTTCTGTGTAATCATTAAAATAGGCTAACTGATAATCTCTTCTGACTGCTCTATCTTGCCAAATTTCAAAGTATTCTTTAATGTTGTAATCGTTTAACACTCTGAATCTCATTGCAACTTCATCTACAGTAAAGC